CTCAATGAGGCTCCCCTCAAGGAGATCGTGAGCATCTGCTACTACTGAAAGAATTACTTTCTCCTTTTCAATAGTGCTTGCTTCGCCCATCTCTGAGGCAATACTATGAACCTCCAGCGCCGCCATGAAGCAACCTCGGCCACGAAGTTCCAATTCAATTTCGCGCGATTCAGTCATTTCTTTACCCTTCCAAGAATCTGGTATACCCGCTGCCTGCTAATCCCAAGTTTCCTTGAGATATCAACCACGGTCATCCCAGAGCTCTTCAGCGACTCAATTTCCTTTGCGCGAGCCCCAAGTGAAGCAAGCGCAGAACTAGATCGGTGTTTGTGGTTGCACCACCAGCACCTAGACGCGTCGGGCGTGACCACCTGCTTACCGCAAAGTACGCAATTAGCCATTGAGCCCTCCGTCATAGTTCATTGGATGATTATGCACCCCTCCCATTGACATGTCAATAGCAGGCATGTTCTATGCTTAACTATAGTGCTTTTTAAGGTATTCGTTGAGCGCTGGGCGCCAAATCCGTGCTTGCTCGGTCTTCATCCTGTGGTGAAGCCCGCAGAGAAGGACTAGGTTCTCTGGGATTGATGGACCGCGCTTCCCCAGCCCAGAGCCGTTGACGTGGTCGAGTTCCATCGTCGGGTGGGTTTGAGGCCCAAACTGGCTGCCGCAGAGACCGGGCATCCCGACCACTGGACCAACGCACCTGACATCCCTGACGTAAACAGCCATGTGGACATCTCTGCTTACAGGGTCCTTATGGCGAATAGATCGCTTCATCATAGAGCGCTTTATATGATTTCCTCCGTCCTGCCCTGCTCCAGCAGGTCCTCCGCCATCAGCACGTCTAGCGAAAGGCGGTCAACTTTTCTAGAGATTGATCTTATCGCTTTTTGCTCGCCAGCGGTGATGTTGGGCTGACGGGAAACGAACTCAAGAGCCTTTGCGACGCTTTTTAGATCCTTTTGCAGAGAGCGCAGGAGTTTCGGCACTATCCTCTGATCCAGCATCTTCGCCCCTCCGCTTAGGCTGAGTTTTCATTACCCTGCATGGCATGCAGAAGCATGGCTGCGTATGATAGAGCTTCTCAGCCACCCTTGCGCTCTCTGGCTTCCACTTGGCGCATTACTCGACCAGACCAAGATTGCCCTGGGTCTCCGCCCCACAGAGCCCAAGCGATGCGACCAGCAGATGGGTATCCTGGTTCACCGGGCTTAAACCCCTCACCCTGCTTGTCCACCTCGTGTCGCGCAAGGAATGCTCGCATCTTGCGAACTCTTGCGATGGTCATTTTGTTTCCGATTAGCATGTTGGCCGTGGTTTGACCGGGTCCAATTCCACCGCGACCAAACTGCTTCCTCCACTCAAGTCCCCTTCTGGCCTCTGTCCTGACAGAGGCTGGGACATTCAAGCTGATACCAGAGTAATCAACTGCCTTGTGGAAAGAAGCAACGTCAGACGTGCCGGTAACCTGCTGAACACCGAGGGCGCGGTAGGCATCTCGGGTTTCCGCATCGTTTTCAATAGCCTGAATGATGCTTGTGCCTTCCTTCATTATTTTTGAAACTTTGTACTTCTTGAACTGAAGTCCAGCCCCGGCGGGGAAGTCGCTCAGGTGCACCGAGTCGTTGGGGATGTCGTTTTCTTCAAGCCAGTTTATCGTCTCATCAAGCCTCTTAATGGACCTTGCGCTAACAATAATAATGGCGTGGTCCTCAGACTTCTGGCGAAGGTAGTCTGCTACAACCTCGTTGACCTCTTCGCCTCCATCGCTAGCCGTCAGAGTTTCATCAATATCACAAATGATCGCTGGATTACCAACCGACTTGCTGGCGTCCGATGGGATCTGTGATGGATTAGTCGTCGCCGATGGTTCTGGCTCCATATCTCCGCCGTCGGGAATTGTCGGCTCTTCCGGACCGCTATTTGGCGGGGGCTCGGGGGAGTCATCAACCCGACCAAAGATCACGTTCTCAAGGTACTCCTCGTACCTGCCAGAAGGAACGTACCCTTTTGGCGTCTGGAAAAGGATTTGATCGCCAAGCGGGCCAATGCCATCCTGACCGCGCTCGCGCAGGGCGTCATTGATACGAAGCCACGGAAGGCCGCCAAGAGCCATCTTGTTGTATTCGGCTATTGCCTGCTGGGCTGTCCTTCCGACTTCCGTAAATACGAATCGGAGATCCTTATCGTATCTGGCAACAACCTCGCGAGTGATGTACTCAGCAATGAGGTCGGCAAGCGGGACAATCCCGTTGTCATACGTGAACGCTGCACCAGTTTCGGCAGTGCTCTTGTTGATATCAAACGAAATGCCGATGTCTTGAGGCTGTACTGCGAAGACTGCGCAGATCTTTCGGGCAAGATAGACCTGCCACTCCATGAACTGCATGTCTCGGTTAGAGGATGCTAGCGGCATCCACTGCATGCCTTTTCCGCCCCCGGTTATTGCAATCTGGCTCTTGCCGGCGACTTCGCCCTCCCAATATGCCTTGAATGCATCAACCTGGTCTGGGCGGACGCCCTCACCAAGGTGCAGAACGCCAGGAGGGGCTGCCTGCGATACCGCCTTAGCGTTGTAGGAAGCAGCATTAAGGTCCGACTCAATGGTCTCTGCAAGCACCTCAAGCGGGGATAGTCCAATCGGGCTATATGTCACTGCGTTGGCAATGACTACGATCAATTCGTCGTTCTTGTATGCCGCAATCTGACGACCAGTGTTGTCAAGTTCGTAGTATCGAGGCTTGCTCTCGTCGCGACCGTCCCACGTTGTGTCAAATGCGATCCTTGCTGCATCCTTATTCCACAGGTAGGCAATCGGATTAACTGAGCTTACTCGCGAGCCAGCAGTCTTCTCAATTTCAATTGCCCCTTGGTCAAGAACAAGGATGTCTTCAACTACAGGCTCAATAAATGATCGCCACGACTCGCCTTTTGGATTGGGGCGGCGAAGAAGCTGCTTGACCTTGGCTACTGTTCGTGGGTTTGGATCAATGCCGGGCTCAACGGCAACAATGTCCCACTTGGATCGGCTGATCTGGGTTCTTCGCAGGTTGACTGCGGCGCGAATCCACGGGTTTACGCGCGACCACCTGCGAAGTTGCTCGGTGCTCATCTTCGTAATGCTCTGGAGACCCATGGCGCCCCTAGCGTAAGGCCCCACATCAGGGACAGTTGCTGGCAGTGCCTTTTCCGTTCCAATAGTAGGACCGGCTCCGCCGAATAGGCGCTGGATCAGTGAACGCTGCTCAGCCATTTATCGGTTTACCCCACTTCTCTGCCTTCTGATCGCATCGGACCACATTCCGTCTACTGCGTCAGTATTTACAAAATTCTTCATCTCGTCAAGCGAGCAGTCCACTACACGGACGCCCTGAATATAGTTTACCGTTCTCTTGTTCAGGGCTTTGCCCCACCAAATTGGCACCACAAACGTCCCGTCTGTGAACTGAACGACAGTTGTTGACTCAACGCTCGGAGTCGTCATCGTCTTCCTGTGGCAATGGGTGTGTCGGGGGCGTCCCCATGAGCTCATTATGGATTGCCCGCATAATGCTGTCAATATCTGTGTCTGCTGTCTCCTCGTCCTCGCCTTTGAGCATCTCATCAACCCGCAACTGGATCTTTCGGCGCTGCGGGACGCTTTGTCTTGACTTGTGCAAATCCTTATAGCACCACTGGCAGACATTGTATCTCTTTTGCCCTCGAGCCCTTGGGATCATTGGCTCTGGGGTAAGCTCGTCCACGAGATGGTCTGTTCCAGCAAGGATTCCGCAGCATGCGCATCGAGGGTGAGACCGACGACCCTTCTCGTATGACTCAATAACTGGCTGTATCTGTCGTTGGAGTCGGATAAGCGCCCGGGCCAGATCCTTGATCTGATCACCCGAATAGTTTATTTCGTTGCAGAGAGTACATGCGACCATTGCCGCATTATAGCACTTTTAAGCCTCAGTAAAGAAAGAAAGTACTTTTCTTAACCATTGCGGCGAAAATGTAGTATTTAGTGTTGTTTTGTAAACACCAAGACCCCAGTCAAGCTGAAGTTTCTCAACCAGCAGATTGGACATGTCGGCGATCCTTTCATCCCCCTTCTTTGGGCGACCGTTACAACCGCAAAAGTCAACCCCAAGGGCAACAGCGCAGTTGCCAGTTTTCTTATTACAGATGTTGATGACTTTCGGCATCCGCCTCAGGGCACCGATCCTCTGGGCGTATTCCTTGCTTATTGGGGTAAATCTCCAGCCAGGAAGTGCCACATGCGGAACATCCCTCCAGCCGGCTGTGTAGTGGTAATGCGTGGCAATCCCATCTTCAACCTCAACCCCGCCAGATGTAATCAGGGCAATAACTAGCAGAAAATTCATTTTAATCACTACCTTCCTTTTGCGGTGTATACTGCAACTACCCTAGAGGGTATAGGAAACTGTGTCAATACATAGAAAAATCATGTCTTGACGCTTATGGCAATAATAGCAAGTATAGTCTAACAAAGCAATACCTATTGGAGGTCCAGTGGATTTCAAGCTTTACACTAATGCCCTAAAGGCTTATACGGCTGAAAACGGCGACCTGCACGTTAGGGGCACCACCTCGTCAACCATCCGAGACCTGCACGGCGACGAGATGACCCTTGGGGCCCTGAAGTCCATGGAGGAAACGGCAAGGCAGAATATGACTGTCTTCTTGAATCACAACTACAACGTGCCAGACGATCTCTTTGGATCGGTGACCGATGCAAGAATTGTAAAGAGATTTGACAATGAGAGCGGCCAGGAGGTCTACGACCTTGACGTTGATGTCCGCGTCGTCAACGAGGACGAAAACCCACTGGCAATGAAGACATACCGTGCGATTAAGCGCGGGGTTAAGCTCGGCCTATCTATCGGTGCAAAGGTTGATAAGGTCTCAAAGAAGAAGGGCGACGGCGGCGAGGACACCTACGTCATTGAGAGCGTGAAGCTCCTTGAGACTTCCGTTGTCGGCATCCCTGCCAATCAGCGCTCATATCTTCAGAATGCACTCAAGAGCCTTAAGCAGGCAGAGCAGTCTGGCGAGATTCAAATCAGCGAGAAGGCTGGGCCTGAGGACCTCTCTGAAGGAGATTACGTTCGCTGGGATTCTAGCGGCGGATCTGCACAGGGTCGCATTGAGCATGTCATGCGCGAGGGTGTCCTAGGTGTTCCAGATTCAGAATTCAGGATTAACGCAACCCCAGAAGATCCAGCGGCGCTGATTCGCATCTATCGCCCCCAGGGAAATGGCTGGGGCGAGACCGACACGCTTGTCGGCCACAAGTTTTCTACGCTCCGCAAGATTGATGCCCTCAAGCCTGCGGAAGACGTTGAGAAAGACGCAAACAAGGCTGCCCCAGACGGACTTCAGGTTGGCAATTATGTCAACTGGCCTGTTGGGGGGCAACTTGGCTACGGTGAGATTGATGAAATCATCACTCGTGGCGCTGTCGCCTTGCCTGGCTCGGAAGAGTCCGTTGAGGCATCACCGGAAAACCCGGTGGCAATTATCTGTGTCTACGCCCCTCATGGCGAAGACTGGGAAGAAACTGGTGTGTATGTTGCTGTAAAATTCAGCGCGCTCACCCGAAGCAATCCGCCAGTTGAGGCGGAGGAAGACGAGGAGACAGAAATGTCCGAGACCGAACAGGATCTCGTCGCCGGGGGGGTCGTTGAGACCGCCACTGCGGACGAGGTGATTGACGCCGAGAAGAAGACTCGCGTCACGCTTACGATTACGACTGAGGGCGACGCAGTTGCTCCAGCGGCAGTCGCAGAAGAGTCGTCCAGCAAGGACGAGGACGCTGTAGTTGCGCCAGAGTCTGACCTGTCTGTTGAGAAGGCTGCCGATATTCAGGCCCCTTCCCAGCCAGCACCATCGCCAGCCCCAGCACCCGCTCCTGCGCCGGCTCCAGAGCCAGCCAAGGAAGAGGCGCCAAAGTCTGCCGAAGAGAATGCAAATGTCAGCCCGCGCCACAAGGGTCTGAGCGATCAGGTTCTTGACGGCATTAACGGGATTCTTTCAGACCTCAGCGAAGATGACCGCACTGCGGTTCTTGCTGGTCTTAGCGTCCAGAAGGACGGCGAGCCCGAGGCTGAGGCCCCAATTTCTGAATCTGATGCGGTTGTTGAAGTCGCAGAGGATGTTGTCGCCGATGTCGCCGCTGAGGTAGCCGTTGAGGCTCCTGATGCTGCTGCAGTGGCGGAAGCAGCCGAAGATGCCAGCGCCTCTCTGGAGGAGGTATCTGCCATCGCAAAGTCGGCACTCGATGCAGCCATTGCTGCCCAGCAGGAGGTCGCTTCCTTTAGAAAGGAACTGACCGAACTGTCTGAGCACAAGGCCAAGGTCGAGGGAGAACTTGCTAAGGCTCTTGATCTCGTTGGTCGTTTGATCAACGTGCCCATGGGTCGCAAGCAGGCGGTAACTAATACCGAAAAGTCCACGAACGGCGAGAAAGCCCCATGGCTGGACCCGTTCATCGCGCGTCTTCTTGACGCACAGGAGTAAAAAATTATGAGCGACACACTTCGCGAGAAGCTGCAGGACGTTCACAAGGGTCTTGAATCCTTGAACGACACCGCAATTGTCTCCCGCACTGCTGGTGCAGAGGACAATCTCGACGTCGCAGAGGCGTATGCCGTCCAGCGCGAACTTCGCAAGAAGTTCGGCAAGATGAGCACCGCTGAGCTCGGCGAGGCACTTGACATTCAGGCTGGTCGCGAGACGGGGAAGCAGGCTTCGGCTGATATCCTTAACCGACTTGCAACCGCGAACCCGAACATTTCCAAGCTTTTGGACAGCAGCGGCGGCGCGGCTCTTATCCGACAGGACCTTGAGCCAATCCTCTATTCGCTGTTCGTAAAGCGATTCCCAATGTTTGACCGACTGCGCAAGGAGCCTGCAAACGGCCTTGTGCACGCGTTCAATCAGCAGACCGCTTACGGCGACGCAGTTTTCCAGACGGAAACTGGCACCGTGACGGACGATAACAACACCTACGCTCGCCAGACGACGAACGTTGCCGTGCTTGCTACCCGCCGTGGTATCACGCTTAAGCAGCAGTTCGCTCTCACTGGTGGCGGGTCGCCGTTCAACGGCCTCTCGGCTGAGCTTGCCGGTGGCGTAACCGCCATCGCACACAAGCTTCAGAAGCAGGTTTTCCAGGGCAACGCCACGGTCACCTCTGGTGCAGGCGCAACCGCTGAGCTCGGCGCGTATGACGCGAACGGGTTTGACGGTCTCCGCAAGCTCTTGGGTTCGGCTGCTGGACAGGGCATTATCGCGACGAAGGGCACTGCTGCCTATCTCGCCACGATTAACAGCGCTGTTGCCTCAGTTCTCGACAATGGTGGTAACCCATCAGCAATCGTTTGCTCGCCAACGGACTACGCTGGCCTTGTAAACGAGCTGACGAGCCTTGTCCGATACAACGCACCAGCATCCGATGAGGTTGCGGGCGCGACGTTTGGTCAGGTTGTTACGGCTGCTGGCGCACTCCCGATCCTTGCGGTCGCGGGCGATGCCATCGGCTCGTACACGGTCACTTCGCCAACGACGGCGAACTATCGCGATATGTACATCATTGACGAGGACACCTGGTCAATGCCGTACCTTGGCGCGGACAGCATCACGACGCTGGAGATCCCAG